GGTACCGAAGGGCTCAGTTGGGGCGTACGTCAAGACGGTGTCTAGCCACTCGACCGAGCGCGAGTGGCTGATCCCGAACGACTCGGCGTTCCGTGTGCTCGACATCGACGACTCAGGCACGCTCAAGGTCATAACCGTGGGGCTGCTCGGATGACCGACGAGTACGACCCGAAGGACAAGTTCGCATCGCCCGAAGGCGAGGACACGATCATCCCGGCGGCACAGGCTGAGGCATGGCTCGCGCAGCACCGAGCCAGCAAGGCGATCAAGCGAGCACAGGCTCAGTCGCAGAAGGGCGATCCCCCGAGTGCACCTAAACCGATTACTCCGGAAGATTAACTGCCGAATCGGGCGGCACCACTGGATGGCGGAGCGTCGATCCGGGCCGGTGGTGACCGGGGCTGGGCGTTGGGCTGAGTACGTGTATCGCACGTGCTGGGACTGCCCCCGGACAGAGGCGCGCCCAAGCCGGGTGTACTGGAAGCCCCGGACGTGAAAGGCCAGCGGAAACTGCGCAAGCGGATCGACCGGCTTGAGCGGCAGATGCGCAAGGATCACGACCGACTGCGCTCCGAGTTGGTGGGCGCTCTGGCGGCGGTGCTGCCCGAGCCAGAGTCAATCGAACGGGGCCGACTGTCGCGCAGTCGGGGTAACGCGAGGGTTTGGGACGCTGCCACTTTGAGCGACAAGCCCCTGTCCGCAACGGCTCGCCCCCGGTAATACTTGACAAACGTGCGTTGACGTGCTTTAATACTCGTGCCGGGCGGTTCCGGCAGCAAGAAGGAGCCAGAGATGAGCGGTTACACGAACGAGTACAGCCTTACCGACACGGACATCGAGGAACTCGATCCCCAGACGCGGCGCGAGATGGCGCAGTCGATCGGTCGCGAGCATGACATACTCGCCCGGGCGCTGGATATCCTCGAGCGCAACGAAGAGCGCGGCGTGGCAGACCGTGTCCGCGATGTGATCCGCCGAATGGATCAGGGCTCGCTCCGCTTGTTCTGCACACACGGCAACGGCCATTGGTACGCCGACGACGAGTTCGACTGCGACGACTGCGGTCGCTCGTTGACGCCGGTTCAGTTGCACGAAGCGCGAGTTCAGTAATGATCGGGCTTGCCCCGGCAGCGTGGCTGCTGTTCAACGCGGCCGTGCTGCTCATGGCGGTTGTACTCATCGCCCGTACGCTGCCCGAGTGGTGGCGTACGGTCGGTGATGTGCTGTACCAGCGAAGGCACGACATCCGCTAACCCGCTGTCGATGATGCGAGGCCGTGTCTGGCCGTGCTAGACTGCGCTTCATGGCAAGCCTATCGTCGCTGCTGGCCTTACTCCAGCAGTACAACAAGGCGATCGTCGCCTTCCTCGTCCCCCTGATCGTCGGCGTACTCGTCCATTTCGGATTCCCGAATAGCGACGACACGACCAAACTCGTCGGCGACGTGGTCACGGCGTTGATCGCGCTCATCGCCGTGTACCGGGTCCCGAATAAGACCCTGTCGTGAACGATCAGTTCCGCTGGTACGTCCCGTTCGAGAAGGTCGAACAGCAGGACGACGGCAGCGTTATCGTCGAAGGGCCAGTCTCGTCGGAGTCGATCGACTCTGAGGACGAGATTGTCGATTATGACGCGCTCAAGGCGGCGGCTGCCGACTATATGCAGTTCGCGAACATTCGCGAGATGCACGACCCGCACACGGCATCGGGCACGATGCTCGACCTCCAGTTCGACGACTCCGCCCGGAAGATATGGGGCCGGGCGCATATCGTCGATGCCGGGGCAGTCAAGAAGGTTCTGACCGGCGTCTTTAAGGGATTCAGCATCGGCGGGCGGAAACTCGCATGGGAGATGCAGAAGGTCGGCGATCGGGCGGTGCGCCGACTAACCAAGATGTGGTGGGCGGAAACGTCACTGGTGGATCGCCCCGCTAACCCGGATGCCATTTTCACTATAGCCAAGCGCGAGCAGGACAAGGAGACCAAGGTGGCCAAGGCGGCGAAGGCAGACACGACACCGGCACCGGACGCTGACCCGGCCGCACCGGACGCCGACTCGAGCGCGGGCGCGCCCCCGTTCCCAGGAGCGAAGGCACCGTTCAAGAAGAAGGTCAAGAAGGCCGCGTCGAAGGCTGGCGTCGGCGTGGTGCTGGCCAAGATGGAGTTGCTGTCCAAGGGCGGCAACAAGACGGTCAAGCATCTGCTCGCGGCGATGGAAGAGGTCGTCTGCGCGATCAGCAACGAGGCGGCAGAGTCCGACGAAGAGGCGGTCACCGCGCTGCAAGGCATCCTCTCGAACATTCAGAAGCAGATCAGCGTCGAGGCCGGGGAGCCTGACGCGGGCGACGACGACGAAGAGGACGACGACGAGGGCGAGATGGAGCCCGAGCCGCTGATGCCCGACGACATGGGCGAAGACGACATGGTCGAGATGGCGGCACGGATCAAGTCGCTGCGCAAGGCAGCGGCGCGCCGGGAGGATCGCAAGATGGCCAAACTGCGCAAGCAAGCCAAGGCCAATCGCGACACGATGCGCAAGGTCGCCAAACTCGCCAAGCGCAAGAGCCCGTCGGGTTCCTCTTCCTCCTCGGCGGGCTCACTCGAGAAGACAGCATCTACCATCGACGCGTTGATGGCCAAGGTTTCAAGCACAGAGCGTCCGGCGTCTGCCGAACTCGACATCGTGAAAGCGGAAGTCCTAGCCGCGCTTAGCGAGGCAAAAGAGGACCTCCGGAAGACGATCGAGGCGCAGCCGACGAACGGCGGGCCATTGGCCAATCCCGATCTGTCCCGGTTCGGGCAGTCGGCAGACGACGCATCGACCGCGTCCGAGGCGGCGGCGCTCCAGAAGGTCATGGGCCGGATCACCGATCCGATCGCCCGGGAGGCTCTGGGCAAGGCTGCGGCGTCACTCCAAATCGAAGTGCTACAGCAGGGGAGATAACCACCAGTGGGCAATCAACTCGTCCTCCCGCAGGGCGCGACGGACGACCCGCGAGCAGCGTCAACGCTCGCGGCGATCCGGGCCGCGTTCAGCAAGGGGGCGGTCCCGGCGGACCTGCCACTCGGCAAGGCCACCACACAGGGTATTTCGATTGGGACGGGCTTGGTTGGCATCAACCTCGAAGCCCCAGCGAAGAACCTGTTCCCCGTACTGTCACCGCTCCGCAACCGGTTCCCGCGCCACGGCGCGTCAGTCGGTTCGACGGCTGTGCAGTGGCGGGCTATCACCGGTATCAACGTCGCGGCCATCAAGGCGGGAGTCGCCGAAGGTAACCGCAACTCGGTCGTGTCCACGGCTGAGGTTGACCGGTCGCAGACCTACAAGCCGTTCGGTCTGGATGACTTCGTGACGTTCGATGCCGTTGACGCGGCGGCGGGCTTCATGGACATTCGCGCAGAGGCCACGGCGAACCTGCTCGCGGCAACGATGGTTGAGGAAGAGAAGATCATCCTCGGCGGCAACGTCACGGCCATCGGCAAGCCCGCAGCCACCGGGTTCACGGCGGTGGACTCGAACAATTCGGGACCGTTCACGGCATCGACCGCGTACGACTTCGCAGTCTCGGCGCTCACGTCGTACGGCTACCTCAACGGCGCGACGGGCCACGGCTCGGCGGACTCGCCGGATGAGACAGACGGCCGGACGCTGACCACGTACTCGACAGGATCGGGCAAAACCGCCTGTAAGTTGACGTGGGGAGCGGTCAAGGGCGCGGTCGCATACAACGTGTTCATCGGTACCCACTCGGGCACGCTGTACTACGCGTTCACCACTTCGCAGACATCGATTGTGATCGACTCGACGGTGCTCGCGGCGCTGCCCGGTTCAGGCAACATTCCGAACTCGCTCGACAAGACGGCAGACGCTCTGTCCTTCGACGGGCTGATTCCGCAGATTGCGGGCAATGCGGCGTCTCAGTACACCGGCAACGGCGCGTACTTCAAGGACCTCGCAGGTGCGCAACTCACGAGCGACGACGCGAACGGCATCCCCGAGATTGACGCGATGTTGAAGTACCTGTGGGACAACTGGCGCATCGGCCCAACGTCCATTCAGGTCAACTCGCAGGAGGCCGAGACGATTGGCGCGGCCGTCGTGCAGGGCGGCTCGGCGGCGGGCACGACACGCTGGGTTCAGCAGGTCAGCCCGGACGGCACGGTCACTGGTGGCTTGGTGGCGGACTCGTACCGCAACAAGTTCACGAGCCCGCGTATCATCCCGATCGAGATTCACCCGTATCTCGCCCCGGGCACCATCCTCGCGATCAGCGAGCGGTTGCCCTTCCCGCGAACGAACGTGCCTAACCCGTTCGAGGTGGACACGCGCCGAGAGTACACACAGTACGATTGGGCGCAGGTCGCCCGAAAGTTCGAGTTCGGCGTTTACGCCGCCGAATGCTTGAAGGTGTACTTCCCGGCAGGATGCGGCATGATCGTCGGCCTTAAGGCGGGCGTCAGTTCTTAACCACTAGCCCCAGATAGTGGGTAGTATGGGCGGGTTGGGGTCGTGGGTTCCTCCAACCCGCCCACTACTGCCAGAAGGAGAGCACGTTGGGACAGACAATCAGGACTTTCGAGGGCGGCGAGCCGCTCGCTGCTGCGACCGGTGAGCCTGAGGACGGGCCTGTCTTCTACGCTGACCCGGACGAGGCCGAAGATGCGGCACCGGCCACTGACACCGCCCCGGAGGATAGCGGGGCAGGAGAGGCCAACGACGGCGCTCCCGAGGGCACCGAAGAGGCCGACGCTGGGGCCGGGACGGAGACACCGCCCGCAGAATGACCGACTACACCAACGCCGATGATGTAAAGAAGCGGCTCGCAGGGGACATACCGTCCCTCGCGATGTCCGATGCGTTCGACGCTACCATCGCGGCGAAGGTGACAGAGGTTTCAGCCGACATCGACCGGCTGGTCAAAGTGGCACGCGGCGTCAAGGGCGACTGGTCGTTCCTCGCCGACACCGAAGCCACAGTCCGGCAGTTCATGGCGCGGGGCGGACAGATGCTGCCGATCGACGATTGTGTCGAAGTCGATCAGGTGACGCTGCTCAACATGGACGGCAGCGCCATGCAGGACCTGTCTTCCCCGTTCGACTACGTGCTCGAACCGATACAGGGCACGCCGATCGTCGGGCTCATGCGCATGCAGGGCGTGTGGGGCAGGTACTCACTCGTCGCCGTGACAGCCAAATGGGGCTACGCGACATCGATCCCGCCCGATGTCACCGAAGCAGCGATCATCGAAATCATCCGTTCGTACCTGTCGGACCGGGCGGGCAACGACGACAGGCTCGGGCTCACGCCATTCGGCTCGGTCATCACGGCCAAGGCGTACACAAGCAAGGTGATGGAACTCGTGTCCGATTACTCGTACGGCGGGGGGTCGTTGCGGTGACGCAGATCGTCGCCACGGTGACCGGGCTCGATGCCGTGCAAAAGGCGTTGTCGCCCCAGCAGTTCGAGGCGCGGCTACACGCCGGGCTGACCACGGCGGGCAACCTCGTCGCGGCTCAGGCGCGGAACATCGTGCGCCCGCACCACTACACCGGGCGATTCGAGCAGCAGATACACGTGGCCGTCACCGGCACGGGGCTGTCGCAGAAGGCAACCGTTGGTGTATCGGCGGCGCAGGTCCCGGAGGCGCGCCCGCTGTCGTACGGCTGGAAGTCCAACTCCGGGCGGATGCCACCCATCGAGCCGATTGCGCAGTGGGTGGCCAAGCATCCCGAGATTAGCCCGTCGAAGAACTCATATACCAACAGCAGCGGCTTTCGCCGGACGCGGGGCTCGGCAGCCAGCGTCGGGGCCGAGTCGGCGGTGCGCGGACTCGCCTTTGTCATCGCCCGATCGATCATGCGCAAGGGCTATTCGTTCCCGCCCTTGAAGGTGTTCGAGACAGCGTACACGCAAGCCCGGGCATCGGTCGTCGCGGCGTTGCAGAAGGCGATCGCTGGTGGCTGATGTATTCACTCCGGAGCAGATCGTTGACGCGCTCGCGTATCTCGGGCTTACTGCGGTTCAAGGAGTCCGGGCCGCGTACGGCTGTGGCACGTCGGGGATCACGTTCCCGGGAGGAATCGTCATTCAGCCGATCCCGGCCAACGCACGGCTCGAGCCGTTTGCGTGGGCGGTGTCCATGCCGACCGCGCCCATCGTGCGGGACGGTTCGGCGACGGTCACCGAGATTGATTGGTCGCTCATCTGCCGGTTATACTTCGACTCGAACGATGTCGCGGAGTCCGAGCGGAACGCAGCGCCTTTCTACGGGCGCATCCTCACGGCCATCCACAACAACTCACAGTTGGGCGGCACGTGCAACAGCGCGTTGGTTAAGGGGTTCGCCCTTGGGGGCGACTCGGACAAGATATGGCTAGAGGTGACGGTGAGCGCATGGCAGAGACTGAATCTGGAGAATCAGCCGGGGCCGAGGTGGATATGACGGACGAGAAGGCCACGGGGAGCCCCGAGAAGCCACAGAAGAGCCCGTCCGCCCCGGCGGCGGTGTCCAAGCCCGTCCCCGCTCCGGAGCCCGCTCCCGAGTCAACGGAGAAGGTCACCGACTTTTCGCCCGTCCTAGTCTGGATCGGCGACGAGTCGAAGGCCATGACCGAGTTCCCGGCACGCAATCTTGCGCAGCCGGACCTACAGCGGCTGGTGTTCATCAGGACCGGACTGAAACCCGAGTCCGGGGATTACACGAGCGCCTATGATGACCTCGTATCGATGCTCGGTGCGACCGGGCTCTACAGCAAGGAGTAAGACGCGATGGCACCCGGTGTGCAGACTGGCGAGCGCGCATTCCACCGAGTACAGATGCATGCCGAGTCGTCGGAGGGTACGGCGGTTGCGGCAACCTTTGGGTACCCGGCCGAGTCGGCGTCAGAGCCCGACCTAGTCCGGGCACCCAACACACCACAAGAGGATTACGGCGAACTCGCCGGGGCACGACCCGGCCGTTCGGTCTTCGGCGTCCGGCAATCCACGATGATGCTCCGCTCGATGCTTCGCTTCGAGGACGTGATGGGGCTGTTGGAAGCCGCGCTCGCGGGCGGTGTCGTGCCGTCGTCGCTGGGCGGCGGGCTGTACTCGTGGGTGTACGCATGCGACAACACGTCGGACACGCTCGTGTCCCGGACGATCGAGGTCGGCGACAACGAGGCGATCTACCAAGTCCCGGGTGCGCTCATCGAGACGTTGCATCTGTCGTACTCGGCTCTCAAACCCGGTAATGCGAGCCCGTGGTCGGTCGAGGCGACGTTCTGCGGGTACGACAAGCACCGCATCTCGGCATTCTCGTCGCCGGTCGTCCAGACAGCGCCAGAGACAGCAATGGGTCATCTGACCCGCATGTTCTACGGCACGGCGAGCACGGCGTTTTCTAGTCTTGGGCAACTGTCGCACGCGCTCGTGGCGTTCGACCTCAAGATCAACACCGGGGTCCTGCTGCGCAAGCAGGGCGGCACGGGCGACAAGCCGGACTCACACGGGCGCGGCAAGGTCACCGTCACCTTCACCGCAATGCTCGAGCAGATCGCCGACACGTACACGCAGGTGTGGGACACCTTCGAGTCGGACGCGGTCAACCCGGTCATCCCGGATCGCCGGATGCGGATCGTGATCGACGGTTCGCCGCTGTCGGGCACCAACGACGTGCAGACGGTGACGATCACGGGCGGGCCAACGGGCGGCACGTTCACACTCACCTTCAACGGACAGACCACCGCCCCGATCAACTACAACGCGGCGGCGTCGGCCGTCCAGACGGCGTTACAGGCGCTGTCGAGCATCGGGTTCGGTAACGTCCTGTGCACGGGCGGTGCGCTCCCGGGCACGGGCGTCATCTGCACATTCGTGAATGACCTAGGCAACGGGCCGCAGAACGCGATGACCCACACCGACTCGCTCACGGGCGGCGCGGGTCCGGCTGTCGCGGTGACGCACACCACGCCGGGCGTCGCCCCGACGGGCCAGAAGTCGATCACCATCGACGGACAGGTTGAGGTCACGGCGCTGCCGGTGCAGGAGTCGGACGGGGCAACCCGGTACGCGATGACTGGCAACTACGTCCGGGATGCGACGCTCGCGTCGATCATTCAGCTGACCATCGTTAACACCATCGCCACGTTACCGGACAACGCGTGAGTAGGGATGACCCGGTCGCAACTCACTCGGTCGATCTGGGTGAGTGCGATTGCCCGGGTTCGCCACATGACTCGGACAGCGCCGAGGTGGTCGATCGGCACGACTACGGCGGTATGTCGGTCATTGCGGCGGCTGCCAGCATGGACGAGCCATCGTTCCTGAGGCGGCTCATCCGCGCCGGGATCAAGTCGTGGAACCTCGTCACACTCGACAAAGACGGGAATCACGTCCCGCTCGCGATCAACGACTACAACGTCGAGCGATTGGCCGGGCGGCAGCAGTTCGCGCTCCTAGCCGACATCAACAAGCAGGACGTGATCCTCGGCTTACAACTCCCAAACACGCGAGGCGCGCCATCGGGCGGTGGGCGCGCCACAAAGCCGCGACCACGGACCTCGAAGCGCCAGAGCGGGACGTAATACTGATGCTCCGTACCGGGTGGACACGGAGCGAACTCGAGAGGGCGGACCCGGAGGATATCGCACGAATGGTCTTCCTGATCGACGCCGAACGGCTCGCGGGCACGATGTCCACCATGGAAGCCGCGCTCAACCGGCCGATTCCATCAGGTAAGGCCGGGGCGGCGCTGCTGCTCGATCAGGCGCGCATCCGGGACGCGTACAACATTCTCGACGCGTACCTCGAGGGTGGTGACGACGATGGATGAAACCGTCGATATCATCCTTCAAGCGAAGGATCAAGCGTCGTCCATCCTCGAGAAGGTAACCGGGCAACTGTCCGGGCCGATGAAGGTCGCACTCGCCGGGATCGGCACGGCGGGGGCTGTCGGGTTCGGTTTGGCCACCAAAGGCGCGCTCGAGGCAGAGGACGCACAAGGCAAATACATGGCGGCGACGGGCGCGTCCCGGACGCAAGCCGAAGCGTTTGTCTCGAGCATGGATTCACTCGCCGGACAGGCGGGCACGACGGACATGTCGTTCGAGCAACTCGCGGCGGTGGGCACCGAAGTCTCGAACCAATGGGGCGTGCAGGGCCAGCAAGCGAAGGACCTCACGCTCGCGATGTCGCAGTACGCGGAGGTCACCAACTCAGACGCCGTCACCGCCACGGATTCGTTGAAGAACACGATGACCGCCTATGGCATGACTGCCGATCAAGCGCAGTCGGTCATGGACGAGTTGGTCAAGTCGCATCAAGAGTTCGGTACGGACGCCGGGCCAGCGACACTCGACATACTCGACAAGATGGCACCCGCCCTGCAAGACATGGGCATGAACCTGTCCGATGGCGTCGGGCTCATGAACCTGTTCAAGTCGGCCGGGCTCGATGCCTCCAGTGCGCAGCGCGGTTTCAACACGGCGCTGACCAATCTGCCACCGGGCACCAACTTCGACGACGTACTGACGCACATTCAGGACCTCAAGAATCAGGGCATCGACCCGACCTCGTACGCCATCAGCATCTTCGGCACGAAGGCCGGACCGGCACTGGCGCTCGCGATCAAGCCGGGTATGACTTCGCTCGACGACTACAAGGTGTCGGCGGACGACGCGAAGGATGCGACCAAGCAAGCGGCCGACTCGATGGAAACCGACACGGACAAGATCAAGGGCGCGATGGAGAAGATCGCGGCCGGGGCACGCGAAATCGGGCAGGACTTCGGGCCAGCGCTGACCGGGTTGGGGTCGCTGGGTTCGATGCTCGGTCCCCTCGCCGGGGGCTTGGGCAATCTGTTCAAGCAGTTGATCCCGAAGATTCTGCCCGGGGCGCTTGCAGTCGGCACAGCAGAGGCCGGGGCAGAGACAGAGGGGGCCACGGGAGCGGGTGCGCTGTCCGGGTTCCTGTCGAAGTTCGGCGCGATGACCGGGGCCAAGACGACGGCCGCTGCGACGGCGGGTGAGGCCGAGGGTGCGGCCGAGGGCGGGGCATCGGCGGAGGCTGCGACCGGGTCGGAAGCGGCGGCGGGCTGGGCCGAGAAGTACGGCGCGATGACCGCCGAGAAGGTGACGGCGGCTACTGCTGCCGGTGAGGCCGAAGGCGCGGCGGAGGGCGGCGCGGCAGCCGAGGCGATGGGTGGAGAAGAGGCCGTCGGTGCGGCTACTTCGGCGGGTGGGCTGCTCGGCGGCGGG